GAAATCTTAATAGAACCAGTCAAACTAGGACCAGTCAATACTTTGAAACCGGCTACAGCCCAGTTAAGTCCCTGTCTGTAAAATCGTCGATTGACCAAAGAGGCCACTTGCGACAAATCAATGTATGAATTCGCAGATACTGCTGGAATTGTAAAAGACAATGTCATTGCTGCAGGTTGTATCTTGTTACCTTTTCTCGAGTAAGTTCTCTTCGCCATAGTTATCCGGTAACGTGTCAATCCTATATTGGTTTCGACCAAAGGGTCGACTTAATCGGGGATTAGTGTACATGAACTCCTCAACTTCGGGCATCATGTGCTTAGGCGCTTTGAACGGTTTTGTAACATACGCAACCTTCGAGCTGTATTTGATAATCTGATCAAGCTCGTGAGGCTCACAATAATCTAACGTATATCGTGGACCGTATCCAAGTTTAGCCAGGGCCGAACAACTACGTCCCTTGTTTTCCTTCTGAAGCAATAGCTCTCCGTCAACCTCTACGTGAACACTGGTTTCCTTAAGCCGGTCGAGTTTCTCCGGTCCGAAGAACAGACTGTGCATATGCACGTTCCACCAACTTTTGTTGTTGTTATAGGTGAACTCGAGAAAATGAGTTCCACCATCTGCGCCAAGGCCATAGTCCGTATGTCCTTGTTTCATGTGTTTCCCACAAAGTAACCTGTTCATGCCACGCATAGAGTGCCATCCCGTAAGTCCGGGCAAGGTTGTCCTGTCCACAGCATAATCATACTGTTCTTTCAGAGACTTAAAGCGAATACCGCTTTCATGTTTCTGTCCAGGTAACGTAACGGTTAGCACTCCTACTGTCATGTCATTGCCAAAGTAATGCTTTGCCACTTTCAACCGTTCCTTAATTTCATGCGCTCGTTTCCCGGCTCTCTTTCGTTCGCAACTCGGGCAGGCAAGCCAGCGAGCGCATTTATGCTTCCAGGCCTCGTCAGGTCTTCCGAGCCAGGCTCCTTTACAGATCGCCAGTCCAACTTTGTCGTTGGTCCTGTCAGCTTTACTCGAACTAAATATCATCAGTGCTCACGCAACCATTTTTTACAAATCTGATTGCATTCATAATGCTGGTCAGTATTCCCGCATTCTTCGCACTTTGCCCTGGTATTTTTGTCCGCCATGTAACGTCCGACGCAAAAATAACATTTAGCAAGTTCGGTATACAAACAAGTAGGAATGAGATTCCTATCAATTTGAAAGATACTCGTGATACTCGAGAATCCTTTCCTGTTGGTCTCTAGCGTTCCTAAGACCAGCACCTAAAGGTGACTTTAGATCCCACGGTCGAAAATTCCTAAATGGGATCGTGTAAAAATCCCAAAGAAAGCTTTGGGTTTCTCTAAAAATACCTGCACGAGGACGTGCTGGCGATGTCTGCGGCATCGAAGATGCCTGGCTCCTTGCGGCAATGCGCCCTCGTTCCGGGCGCTCCGCAGCGGATACCATCGATGTAGAAGATGAATGTGAGGTGATGTCACACTCAATGATTTGTCCGCTAATTTCGAAGTACGAAATCAAACAATCCACTCCTCTTCACAATCAACACAAGTGTGTTTGTAGATGCCATAATCAACGATCTCATAGGATTCGTTGTCACCTGATCCACAACGTGGACAAGTTTGAGTCATCAATATCGCTTCCGGTAAGTACGCTTTTTCGTAGCCTTTACGGCAACCAACTTTTTCGTAGAGTTACGTTTGTTGGTGTAACGGTAACGCATGAGCTTACCATTCTTTTTGAAGGTCTTTCCGTAGTTGTACTTTGGCATTATGCACACACTCCTGCAGCCTTCTCAGTAACGTAGGTTGTAGCACCGATAAGGTGCCCAATAGCAACCAGTACAAGATACTCAATTCGATTATTCTTAATGTGATCGAGAACGACCACAACTTTGCTCGCAGTAAGAGCTGCATCCGCTGCTGTTTTTCCAGGTATCATAAAATCACATCTCCGTCATAGGTTCACACAAGTAACCACGGTGATTACCTGGTACAAGATCAATCAAAAGATTGAACTCATCACCTGGTGTTCCACCAGTAATTAAATGACCAATTTCAATAAGTCCACAAGGGAAATTTCCACCCTTAAGACGTGTAGTTCCACCAATCGTGGTTCCAGTAATGAACTCAAAGTCATGTAGTTGTAATCCGGTACCTTGGTTTGCACCACCCGGATACATAGTATCAATATTTAGACCATCGCCCTCAAAAGGATAAGGGGCTTGATTATTGTCAAACAACATATCTTCAATGACTTCAGATGTTTGATCAGTACCTTCATTGAATATTGCGGCCATCCAGTTCTCTGGAGTGGAACCGTCAGCATCATCTGCATCTGCAGGTGTATTTGGATCGGGACTGTAAGGTAGTCCTCGACTTGCAGCATATCCCTCAATTAGTGAAACTGCATTCAATCCTGATGCGCCAGCACCAGGGAAGTTTGCACCAGTCGCTACAAACTCAAACTCAGTGGTGTTACCTGGAGAAGCAGGTCCATATGGAACAACTGCTTTAGAAGAAACCCATTCTCCAGCAGCAAACGGAGTTATGTTGGAAGAAATAGGCAACAAATTAGCAGCATATCCTGCTTGATGATGATCTGTACTTGCGTAAACCTTGAAATCCAAAAATTTAGGTTTAACAGATTCTGTTTCAGCAAGAGCTTCATTATTCATTTTCGTCCAGGTGCGAAATGATTTTTCCCAACTATTTGACAAAATCCACGTATTTGGGAGTTTTGAAATCTTAATAGAACCAGTCAAACTAGGACCAGTCAATACTTTGAAACCGGCTACAGCCCAGTTAAGTCCCTGTCTGTAAAATCGTCGATTGACCAAAGAGGCCACTTGCGACAAATCAATG